AGCCCATCCACAAAGATCACCATGTCCTTTTATTAAACCATTTATAGTTCCGCAAAAATGAGGGAAATCTAATGTTTCTTTTGATGGTAAAATCATTTGCTGAATATTAGGTAACATTGAATATGATACATCTGTTTTTTGTTTAAAATTATTATCTATTGTACCTGCAATAATTGTCCATGTCGCATCATGATAACGTCCATATCTAATATATTGAAATAATGGTAATTCAACAGGTGTAATTTTTAAATCTGTTGCAAGTTGTTTAAGTTCATTAGCAACATCAATAAATGTATCAACAGAAATATATTTAGGATTTGGTGATTTTTTAACTACAGTTTCTTTTGTATTTGGATTATATAATAAATATGAACCATACAAAGGAAGATTTATATTAAAATTATCTGTTTCTTGTATATAATGCATAATTAAATTATAAAATCATTTTTGTCCTATCTAATACCTATGGTAACATTGTATCAATTATTTCATCACGAAGGTACCCTATTTCTTCTAATGTGTCAAATGCTTTTGTCATATCATCTTTATCTATAGCAATAAGGAAATATCCATTTCTGTCTTTTCCATATAATAAGTCAGTATCTTTAAAAGCACGTTTGAAATCAGCCATACCTTTTAATATGTGATCATCATCAGGGGCTATCAGATCACCCATATATATTTTTGCAGTATGAATATTAGATTCATTTAACCACTTATATTTTTCTGGTATCTTATAATATGATTCATTTGTTTGCGATAGTTTCTATAGCTATGCTAATTTCTAATCTTGAAAATTTGCAATATCAATAGCATGTTGTTTAGTAATATCATTTATTTTTTTCATGATATTTAATACGTCTGCATCTGTTGCAACAGGATCATATGGTCCTGTTGGTGTTTTTTTAGATGCAGTAACTTTGGCTGCATCTAAAAGTTTTTGCTATGTATTTAAATCCTATTGAAATTTATTTTCGTTCTCCTGCATTTTAGCATTGAGACCTTGAATTGTTTCATCAGATTCAACTGATTTAAAAGATGTATTATTTGTTGATGTATCTTTATTATCAGTTGTTGATGAAGTAGTATTAGAAGTATTATTTTGCTATTGTTGTGTATCTGTACTTACATTTGAATCATCTTCATTTAGTTTCTTTATAAAATGTCCAGTTTTTTTATTATAAACATATTTATATTTTTTAACCATATTTTAGATTCATTTATTTTTATTATAATGTAAATTCAGTTTTATCGAAATAATCTTCACAAACAGAATTATAATATTTCTTCTTATTTGCAATTTCAAGATTTTCCATTAGATTCTTTCTGAATGAATATGCTGCTTTTAAACCTGCGTTAACATTTGTTTGAGACTGTTGAGCCGGTTGCTATGCAGGTTGTTGAGGTTGAGCAGGTGCAGCTGGTTGTTGACTATTCTATTGATTATTTGTCTAATCATTATTTACACCACCAAATGCTTTAAATCCTTCTAAGAATTGTTTGAATGTATCTTCTGTTGGATTTTGTTTAAATGTTCCCCATGCTTTAATAGCATTATCTGCCTATTGATTTCCCTGTTTAAAATCTGGAATATCTTTTTGAATTTCATCAGGAAGATTAACAGAAATCATCCACCATGTATTTTCCATTTTTTTCAACACATCTGCAACTTTCTAAGCATTAGGGTTAGGTTGTTGCTATTGCTGTTGCTGTTGATTGCTTTGATCTGCTGGTTGCTGAGGTGTGTTAGTATTATCAGGTTGAACAGGTTGCTATGCAGGTTGCTGAGGCTGAGTTGGTGCAGCTGGAGTTGTTGTATTATTTGCAGGAGCAGGTGTTGCAGTAGGTTGTGCTGTTGTACCTGTTGTTGCTGGTTGCTGCTATGTAGTCTAATCATCCTCAAAAATAGGTTTACGTCTTCTAATCTTTATCATTTCTTATTTAATTTTAATTTTTCTAAATAAACTGTAGCTTTTTGCGAATCTACATTTTCTTTTAATAAATCTATATCAAATCCGTCTTGAACAAGATTTTCTAATAAGGAAATATAATTTTCTTCAATTGGTGTATAGAAATAAACACCGTCAGAAACTGTATTATATTGAAGTTTATGTTTCCTTACATAACGTACTAATGCTTTATCAACAGATGAATGAGCTTCATCTAATGTAAAATCATTTAAGTATATTGAAAAACTCTTATCATTTTGATATTTCATATTTTCATATAATGCTTTCTTAAATTTTTTATTACATTTTGATTCATAAAGCATTTTTACCTATTTTGATGAAATTGTTTTTGCATATTCATCTAGTATATTTAATGGAATATTATGTTTCATAAAAAATATATCAAAAATAACTTTTTATTATTTATTCATGAATATTTTTTATATTAATATTTTACTAATAATGTGCAACACTTTTATAAACTAATGGTGTTGGTGATATAAAAGAACGAGAACCATATGCTTGCCATTTATTATTGATATATTCATAACAATATATATCTGTTTTTTCACTTATTTCTTTTGTATCTTTATTTGTATTCGGTATATTTACAAATGTCACTTCTATTGTATACATACTTTTTATATTTGCATTCAAATCATTTCCAGATTTATATGTTATTGTACCTTCATTAACATAATCATCAATACTTTTTTCATCACCACCTAATATTTTCATGGGATCATAATATATATATGGACCATATAATGATAAATCACCAGATGCACTTGAATATAATGCTATATGTTTAGATGGACTTACACTATATGATGATGGTAATTTTTCACTAAATAAATACACATTTCTTATATCTTCTGAATAATAAATACCCATAAATAATACTTCATATGGTATGTAATTGATAGTAAAAAAATTATCAGATACGCCATTATATAAATATCTTATGTTAGCAATTATACCTATATCTTCTTTATACAAATTTATGTATATAGGCCAACCTGGTGTACCAGTATACTTAGAAATATATATAGAATCTGAACTTCTATAATAAATTTTATAATCATCATTTATTAAAATCTTATAGTTTGTTCCATCTGATAAACCGATATAAACCTATCTTTTTTGTGAATCTTTTACACTTGCACCTTTTACTAATAGTTTAGTTGTAGATGAACTTGGTGTAAATGTAACTAATGATTTATCTATAAAATTAATTATATGAAATTCTCGTTCTGCTGTTTCTTTATATGTTGACATAAAAATTAAAATATATTTTTATATCTACGTCTAAATATGAAATCCAGTAATTTAAATTACATAAATAAAAATTCGTTATTCAAAGGAACATTGAATAACGAATAATTATTATGAATTAAATTTATATATACCATAATAATAATAATCAAATATATTAAATATTGTCTTCTAATATGAACTAACAGTGTCATTCGAATTTATAACATACATCTCATATGGAGTTTTAAATGCGGCTTCAATGTTAGACTAAATATTATATGGTGCAGAATATGCGTTATTATTTACTAGTACTAAATGATAAGGAATATCAGTATCATACAAATTGATATTTGTGTTTTCTCGAACAATTGATAATACACCACTATTTTTTAATTCTTTTATTGTTTTACCTGCAGGTAACGTTTTCTCTGAAAAATACAATGTTCTACCATTTCTACCAGTTCCTGTATATGAACTATCAAATTGCACCATTGTGTTATACCTATTTAATAAATCTGACTTATTAGGTACTCCATCAGCAAGTATAGCAAATAACCATATTTTATCAGGACTATTTGATATATTAGAAACGTTACATACATATACATATTCAGAATTATATATTAATGTATTAGTATCAACCTAATTTATTTTAAATAAAACAGTACCATTATATTTAAATGTTATTAATCTTGTACTACCTGTTGTATTTTTAGAAATCGTATATGTAATAATTCCCGCAGTTTTTGTTGAATCAATAGTAGAAATAGTTGCAGAACATCCAGATATTGTAGATGTTAATTTATAAGAAGATTCTGTTAACTTACCTTCATAATTACCATTATCATCTTTTAATCCAAAATATATAGTAACTAAATCATTACTTTGATAATGCGCTTTTAATGTTTCATTTGTATGTGCATCTGATGAAATTGTTTCTATACCAATTCCGGTTACTTGTTTATAATTAGACATAAAAATATTAACATAATTTCAGTATCTATACGTCTATATGAAAGTCTATATGTTAATGTACGTAAATAAAAAATTCGTTATTCAACATAATTATTTGAATAACGAATATAATATTATACTGTATATGTATATCTCCATTTTCCTAAATTGTACATATTATTCATATTACCAAAATTTATAGTACATTTATGTTTATATTCTCCATTTTCATGTGTAAATACATTAATATTATCATTTAACGATACAGTTTTTCTCTATGAGGTTCCTTTCTAATTTACTTTCCCAGAAAAATGTGTAAAGCTAACATCATTATAAATACTCAAATTACCAGTTCCTTCTAATTTATTTAAATTATCTAAACAATCACTAACTTTAGTTCCAGCCAATCCAGGAATAGTATTATTTGACCAATAATAAATATATTTAAAATTTGTAGTTGTATCACCCACAATAGGCTAGTGAACTGACATTTCTACCGAATACACAAATGAACTATCTGTAAAATTAGAGGTACATGTACTATCAAACAAATATAACGAGTGAGTTCCAGTAATACTAAAACCTACTATATATATATCTTCTGATTTTATTGTTGGTGTGACTGTTGTACCATTCTAATTATATAAATATTTACCAACTGCTGTTATATCTCCAGCACTTCCAACAACATTAGACCAATCTATAGTGTTATATAATTCATTATATAAAAATGAGAAATCAATCTAACCTCCTTTTGTTGCATCTTCTGATCCAGAATATACATACATTTTACTATTATCGGTAACATCTTCTAATTGTAATTGAACATTTTTAATCATTTTTGTGGGTGCTTTTATTAATTCACTTTCATCATTACTAAATTTTTTTCCGCTATCATATGTTAATGTATTATTAGATATAAGTGTTTTTATTGTTTTATTTAAAAAAATATTACTAATATCTTTATTATTAGTGACATGATATAAAACAACATCTGTTAATGTATTAGTATTAATACATGTATTTTTTATTAAATTTATTGTTGTAAAATTATAATCAGTTAAACTGTTTATATCATTTCGTGTACATACAACATATTTATGATCTAAAAATATTACTTTCCATTTTCTAAAATACACATAAATATTATCATCTGTTATACTAGCTGTCTAATTTATTTTAAATAAAACAGTACCATTATATTTAAAGGTTATTAATCGTGTACTGCCTGTTGTATTTTCCGATAAATTATATACTATTGATTTACCATTACTATATGGAGAATTATATAACTGAACAACACAGTCGTTAATATATGGATCAGACTAAATATACTTATTATAAGTATCATCTAAATCATTATCTATACTGTTATTCTTTTTAATGCCAAAAAATAACTATTTTCCATCTGTAGTACCATCCTTTGTTAATGTAACATCAGTTTTACGACTATAATCTGAATTAATTACTAATGGTTTTGATATTCCTTCTGCTAACTTTAATTTTTTTGCCATTGTTATTTAAATCTATTATTAAATTTACATTATTTATTTTATAAAAATATAGGATACTATATTTTAATCACCTAAAATATAATATCCTATATCACATATATTATTAACTATTTCTTAATCAATAAATTAATATCCAGTTTCAAAAATTAATAAATCATATATCCATGCAATCCTTCATTTATATATGATAATATACAATTTAAACAATATTCAGAATTTATAGAAAATATTTCAATAAAATTAATATTATTTGTTTTTGCTATATTACGTTTTTTTGTATCTCGATAAATCCATACATCTAATGCACATTTATAATAATCTGATCCCTTATTTTTCCATTTATTTTCCCATTTATTTTTTAATATTATATCATCTTCATTTTTTTCATTATATGGATGTGATCCATGTGTCCAACTACCTTGAATCTCTATATACAGATTTTCTGATTTAATATAAAAGTCACAATTAAATGGATATAATTCAGATTTATATTGTTTAATTATATTCTCCGAATCAAAATATTTACATAATTTTTTATATAAAGTCGTTTCTACAGATGATGTTGCAAATGTACCATTCTATCTTTTTGTCTACTGTCCTTTATTAAAAAACTTCATTACATAATTTTCTCCATATCTCTATATATTTGTTTCTTTGACTTTCTACTTTGTACTTTCTAACTATGTTGTAAATTTTACACCATATTTTCTCATATTATTTTCTTGCATTCTCTACTTAATAATAGGAGACTATGCAATATATTCAACTCCATATTGTTTTAAATTTGTATTCACTATTTTCTATTTAATATCATCAGACATTGCTGGATTAATAACACCATACTTTTTTAAAGAAGTTTCCACCATTTTATGTTTTAATATATCAGATTCTCCTGTATAATTAACACCATATCGTTCTTGCATTGTTTCAGTAAATTTATCTCTAAATTTTTTTGACTATAATGCAGAAGAAACTCCATATTTTTCTTGCATTGTATTAATAAATTTATCCTTTAAATTTTTTGACTATAATGCAGAAGAAACTCCATATTTTTTCTACATTGTTGCCTTTTGTTTTTCTCTAATATCTTTATCCTATGATGGATATTCACATCCATAATTCTTTAAACATGTTTGCTTTGATTTTTCTTTAAATATATCAAGTTGCATAGGATTTTCTACTCCATATTTTTTAAGCATTGAATTTTTTAATTTATCTTTACAATACTATTTTCCTTTTTCCGTATTTTTACATTCGTTACAGCAAAAAGTCCTATAACCTATTTGCATAGATACAAATGGTAATATTTTTCCACAAACTGGACATATTGGTTTTTGTTTAATATTATGTAAAATTCTATACGCAGATTCAACTTTTGTATGAGAATCATTAAATCTAGATATTAGAAATAAATTAACATCCGGTATATGATTACATAAACATGGTATTTTATTATATATATGTTTATTTTCATTATAAATTTTAATAAATTCATTATCTGTCATAATAAATAAGTACAATCATTTACTATATTTATTAATATCCTGTTTCGAAAAAGTCCGCTTGCCGTAAGTTAGCCCAATATTCCTTACAATCATTTATATCATTATTAGCTTCTTCAGAATATGTACCAGTATTTACTGTTACACCACCAATCGCTGTTACTGTAAATGTACCTAATTTCTTTACTACCTATAACTTACACTTAGCTGCAATCCATTGTCTAACCCAAGGATCTTCAAATAAATCCTAATCATCTACCTTTGTTGCTAATTCACAATAAACATCATTATATGGATCATGTCCAGTTACAAATAACTAATGTGTCGGTCTATTCCATCTATGCTTTATATCAACCAAATTAAACTGTTTCAACTAATCCCAATTAGACCACTATATAGTTCTAAACATAACAGTGTCCATTGCCATCTATGGGCCCATCCACATATCTGTCTAAAACATTCGATTCCATGATAAATCTGGGTCAGCAATTCCCCACATGGAATTTTTACGTTTGAGCTCCATAAATTGAACAACACTTAAAACACAATCCGGAAACTTAATACACCTATTCTTCCTAAATTCCTGTGAATAAAATACATCTCTTGGTATTACACACTTATCATATTTAACCGCCTCAACATAAAGTTCGTATACCATATTTAATTCTTTATCAATAATACGTGAATATTCTTTATCGGGTAATGACAGGTTGATGGTGCCACTCATAGTAACATCATCTTTTAGCCATTCAATAAATTCTGAACGTGTCATTTTATATAATCATATAATAAATTTATAATATTTATTTTTATCATTAAATTTTTAAATAACTATTTATTATATCTTTATATGAATCCCCTGAAAATATTTCTAAATATTTTAAGTTATTTTCTTGAGCAGTTTTTCGTTTTAATGGATCTGATATTGTCCATGTATATATTGCTTTTTTATAAAAATTACTTTTTTCTGCTTTCTTTTTCCATGTTTCAAGTAATTCTATATCATTTTTATTAAACGGATGTTTACCATGTGTCCACATACCCTAATATTCTATATATAAATCATATTTAGGTAAATAAAAATCACAATGAAATGGGTATAATTCTGAATAATACTGACGTTTTGTGTCTTTATCTATTATTATTAAATAATCATATATTTCATTTTCTTTTTTTGAAAATTTATAACTTTTATTTACATCATATCTTTTTTTAAATGATTTTAGCATTATTTCTTTATTCTACATAGGATATTCACAACCATACTTTTCTAAATTTGTTTTAATTACTTTATCATGTATTTTATGATTATGTAATGCACATATACATCCATATTTTTCTAAATTTGTTTTATTTATTTTTTCTCTAATTTTTTTATTCTGAGTAATTATTTCCACTCCATATTTTTCTAAATTTGTTTGCTTTACTTTCTATTTAACTATAGAATTTTGTGTTACATATTCATATCCATATTTTTCTAAATTTGTATTAATCATTTTTTTATGGACTTCTTCATTTTGTGTTGCATATTCATAACCATATTTTTCTAAATTTGTTTCCTTTATTTTATTTTTAATATTTTCATTTTGAAAAATATATTCACAACCATATTTTTCAAAACATGTTTGCTTTACTTTTTTCTTTATTTCTATATTTTGACTTGAATATTCACAACCATATTTTTTTAAACATGTTTGCTTAGACTTTTCTCTTAGTTCCTATGATTGTAAATAAGATTTACAACCATATTTTTTTAAACATGTTTGTTGTATTTTCTATTTAATTATTGAATTTTGCATCTAATTTTTACAACCATATTTTTCTAAATTTGTTTTAATTGTTTTATTCATCAAAATATCATGTCCTTCTGGTGTTAACATACATTTTTTCGAACAAAATGTTTGATAACTTGGTATATCTTTATTAATAAACTTTAGAGGTTTACCACATATAGGACATTTAGGTATCTCTTCAATTTTATGTTCTAATCTATATATTAATTCAATTAGTGTTTCCTTTTTTGTTAAATCATTAAATCGATTTAATATATAATTTATAAAATCTGGATAATTCTTTTGCATATTTTGTGAATATGCACATAAACGTTTACCTTTTAAATTCTAATTATAATATTCTAAACATTCATCATCTGTATTAATCATAATAATTATATAAAATATAATATAAACTGTCTATATACAGAAAAAGTGGATATATTTCACATACATGAATATATCCACTTTATATTTAATTATACTTATTATTTAAGACATCTTTGCTTTAACAAGGTTTGCTACCATTCCACCATCAACAGCTTTAAATGATGAACGAACAAAACCGATAACCTTACCCATTTCTTTTTGAGAATAATTTCCGTTATCAGCAATATACTTATCAATAACAGCATTTACCTCAACTTCTGAAGCCATCTTTGGCAGCAAATCCTTAATGTAATTCATTTGATGTGTAAACTCATTAATCTCATCAACTCGATTTGTATTCTTGCGAATCTCAATATCTCCTTGAAGTTCCTTTACCATCTTATTAAGAATCTGCATTTCTGATTTTTCATCAAGAACTGGATAATTACCATTTTTATCCTTATCACCAGTCTTATATTCAAGCATACGAGCCTTTACCAACTTATAAGTATTAAGCTTCTCCTTCTCACGAGCCTTCATTGCATCCTTAATAAGAACATTATACTTTACAATAATAGGATGCTCTTTCTTATTCTCTTCCATTTTTCTTTAATTATTTAAAATTAATTAATTAATAATTTACTGTAACTTTACGTCCAATAATAATGTAAACAATTACTGCAATATATGTAAACAAAAGTCCGCAAACTGCAGCAGTAGTTGTTCCTCGATTATTTGCCTTTGCAATATAATAGCAAAGAATCATACAAATAATCATTGATAAAACACATGAACCTATTAGCATATTTTTAAAATTTTATTTTATTTATTAATCATGAATATGTTCTTTAATGTATGTAAATATCTTTTTATAACTTCCTTTTTGCATTGATTCCCACATATCAGATATATACATATCACGTCCTTTATAAAAAGTTAGTAGCATTTCATGAATCTTTAAATTAATTTCTTTATTTGTTATATTATTTACATAAGAATTTGTCTGTTTTTGTTCTTTAAATTTTATCATCTCTATATTTAAAATTTAATTAAAAACTCTATCTATAATCTCATTGTATATTTTCTTAAAAGTTCCATTAACCATAGCATCTCTTAATTCTGAATTATCATAGTTACAAAAACGTTTTTCAATGAGATTTTCAATTATATGTAATTTTATCTCCTCCTTTGTTGGTGTTCCACCATTTGTACCTTTAAATCGTATAGACATTGTTTAATTATTATTTAAAAAGTTTACACAAATAATATGCTATACCTGCACATACACCAGTTAAACATAATGCGAAGGGAAATCCATAAATCCAATCTTCCATACCATTTATTAGATTCATTCCATAAAAACCTGGAACAAGTGCAGCAACCATTAAACATATAGTTATAATCGTCATTTTCTTCATAGTCTGGTTCAAACTATTATTAATAATAGATGAATATGAAGATTGTTCACGTTCTAGAATATCACTATATATTTGAGATGTATGTAATGCCTGACTTAATTCTACTTCAACATCATCCATAAGATCTTCATCATATGATTTAGTAGGAATAAATCTTTTTGCTCTTGTTAATACAGATTCATTATCTTTAAGTGATGCAGTAAAATAAACTAAGAATTTTTCTATATTCATTATATGCATCAATTCACTTTTATTCATCTTATCACTAAGAGATGATTCTGCTTTTTTCATTTGTAAATGAATCTGCTTTAAATATTTAAGATACCAAAAATTCGATTCAAGAAAAATACTTATGTAAAGATCATAACCTATTCTATTAATTTTTTTCTGATTTGACCAGTTAATAAAATTAGATATAACATTATTTTGTCCATAATATACAGTTATAAGTATATTGTCTTTTAACATCATACCTACAGGTATAGTTGTATATATAGGATCTTGATTATCTTCTGTTCTTACTCTATTAGGAACACGAATAATTGTTAATATCCAACCATCATCTCTATCAAATCTAGGTCTTTCATCAATATCAGAAATATCTTCATAAAAATAATCAGGTGTATTGAAATGTGAAACGAGTTCATTTATATCATCCTTTGTTGGATTTACTACATTAATCCAACAACTAGAATCATATTGTTCTGTTTCTTTAAACCCATTATCACATTTCAAATACTGTATCATATCCCTGTTATTTTTTATTTTAGATATTCTTATTCTTACAAATGAATAAAGTCTTATCTTTATTCACCTTTATTTTTTCCTTTTTCAAGTTATAAAGAATACGACATAGTTCTATATATCGCTTAGAGATTTCTGACATCTCATCTTTACAACATGTCATCTGTTTTTCAATACCTTCAAGTTTATCATCAAATTCAGTAAGTTTTGCTTTATAAAAATAACAATCTTCTGTATTATCTGACTTACTATCATTTTTTGATTCTTTCTTTTTAAGTTCTGCAAGATAAAGTGCAGCTTCCATCTGATTCTTACAGAAAATATCATCTGGCTCCACCCAGATTTTAACAATCTTTCCACCTAGTGAACCTGTATTCTTAACATACATTGCAAAATTATGCAAACCCGATTCATCTTGCCACATAATAATCTTATGAAGCTCATTATCTGCAACACCATAACCATAATTCAATGTATCGAATGTTGCTTCAGTTATACTCAAAAAACGTCTAGTTGGATCATTAAAAAATGATGTCAACATCTTTGCAGTTTCATAAGAAAAAATATGTTCAGATTTCTGATAAAACTGCTTAATACGATCTACAATTTCTTTTGTAGTCATTACATTTTCTTGGAATTCCTTAATGCTATTTGCATCAATGGAAACACCTTTCTTATCTACATAAAATTTAATCATATATTATTAATTATTGGTAAATATTTTCTTAATTTTTTATAATCATCTTCATCTAGTCTAAGTCTAGTAGGATCTCTAAAATAGTTATCACCTTTGGAATTTCTGATATATGCATAATAACCTGCCCAATATGTATGTCCATCCCATTCATTAGTTACTCTTACAACATGTGTAATATCTTCAATACATATAACAGATTTATAGCTAGTCATAAAGAAATGTTTATTATTATTTCTAAATTTTATCATAATGCATAGTTAAAAACTCATAAAATGTATATTCTTCAATATTATTTAATTCAGATTCATCTAATATAACAAAAGATGTTCCTTCTGTTTCAATAACATTATCATATTCAATGTATTTAATATTGTTTTTTAAAAGAAATTCTCGTAATTCCTCATTATTCTCACAATTATCTATATTATCATATAATATATCAGGAAATTGTTCTTTTAATTTAGATTTAATTTCAATAATTATATCATGTAAAAAATTATCATAATATCTAAATATATCTTTTAAATATAAAGTATTTTGTCCATTTGGATTTATATCACTTACATATAAATATGAGTCTTCCCAAAGAAATTTATTACTCTTTCTCTTTGGATCTGCTATATCAATTGCTTGACATAGATTTCCACAATGCCATCCTAAATGACATTCATCTATATCAATACAATTGATTTTCTTTGAACTACCATGATATACTAACATAATAAAATAAAATTAATCAATATAAGAAATATTACCTGTTTCTTTATTTAACAAGATTGCTTTACCTTTTGATGAATATTCAAAATTATCTTTCGATGGAAATATTACATGTTCTTTTGTTTCAATAGGTGATGCATATCCGTATTCAAATATTTTTTCACCTGTTTCTAATGAATATAATTCATGCTTATCCATTGGTTTATAATACTTTCCATAAACGATATATCCTTGACGCCATTTTGGTATTTCAATATTAACTTCTTTACCGGTTCGCAGATTAATAATAACATCTGTTTCCTTTAAGTATTTTTGACCAACTTTTCGTTTATCTCCTTTATAATTATATTTTACATAATCTTCATTATACTTATCTGCTTCTTCTTTTGTATAATGTGATATTTCAACACGTGTAAAAAAATCAAAAAGGCTTTCTTTATTATACTTCTTAATACTGTAATACAATTCAGATAACCCTGCGGCACCTTTACAATAATATATATTATCATTTAATTTCTTTCCATCAATTGCTATATGCACAAATTCTGGCTTTGCAAAATGTTCAGATAATGATGACATTTCTTTTTCAATATCATTATCAACAGGAACGAAACTAAAATGTGAATTTCTGATATATGTTACCATATCACTATCTGATGGTCCTGGAAACATATTTGTTAAATATGAATTAAGTGATGTAAGAACATCTTTATTTAATGTTGGATTATCATTTTCATCAAATTCAAAATATGATGAAAATACTCCATTATTTAGATAAGTCGAAATTAAATCAGTCATTTTCTTTTATGTTTATTAATTACTTTACATATTGTATCAATCTTAATAGGTTTAATATCAACCCATTTTGAAATTTTATTACTGTCAACTGGTTTATTTGTAGTTGGATCCAATACGCATGTAATATGTGGTTGTTTATTTTTAATTAACATTGATACAACTTCAGTTTTCTTAATACGAAATGCAAAAACATTTTCATATCTACCTATACCATCAACTGTTAAATACATATGAGTATCAGGTGGTGTATCCTTTAAATAATTAATAATGTTTTCTGATTTTGCATCATCAAAATTACCATCATTAAATATCATTGTGCAATGGTCAATATATTTCTTCCATTCCTGAAGATATTTTGCTCCATTATCTACATTTTCACAAAATGCAATTTCAAGTTTCTCTTTATCTTCATCTGATACGAAGAAACCTGCATATATAAATGAATTAAGATTAATTATCATATTTAAATCGTTTTGTTTCTTGATCAATAAGTGAAAATAATAAACTAAATTTACTGTCTTTCTGAACTCGCTTCATATTGTATATTTTATCAACAATAGTTTTTTCTTGAAGTTCATCAATCATATTACAGAAAGTAATATACATCGCTTTCTTTGGTAATTTATTTTCTTTATTAAATTCACTATATTTAATTAGCTTACCATCATATTCAAAAAATGTATTATCATAAAGATATTTATATGGATGTTTTGCAATTCCAATGATAGGAACATTAACGCATGGTAATGAATTATCACGTAAATAATCTTTAAGTCTTGCACCCAACCCTTTATGATATGTTATACTATCATCTTCACACATATGGCAATAACCATCGATAATTATAGTATCAAAAATATATCCTTGTTTCCAACATTCTTTTAATACATCTACAATACATGGCAATTCTCTCTTATAAAAATTACCTGGTTCGTATAATGCTATATTATCAGTACGTGTAATAACAATATCTTTAAATGTTATATCATCATATGTTTCAAATATGCCTGCGACTGTTCGGGCATATTCTTTATTTGTATCTTTATCTGTATAATAATATACGTCTATATAAACTTTCATAATTTTTCCTATATATTCTTATATTATTATAAGAAAAGAGTTGAATAAAGTTTGTTTATATTCAACTCTTTAATGTTATTTAGTTTAAAATTACTTCCATGAAACTTCTGCAGTTGAAGTGTAATATGATGGGTCACGACATCCAGAATATGGATCATATTCTGCTTCTGTTTCAACAGATACATCAAGATGCTTAGTAACCTGCTTACGAACAATAGATGGTGTCTCAGAATCAACAACATTCTTTGCGGTTGATTGCATCATCTTCTTAATTGCAAGTGCAACTTCATGTTCTGGTGTGTTAAGCTGTGCATCTCGAACTTCAATTTCATGCTGAAGTTCTTCTTCCTTCTGAGACATCTTCTGAATTGTTTCATGCAATTCGTTAATAGTCTTAACCATTTGCTGGATTTCTGGAATCAACAAAGCTTGATAAGACTTCTTAATACCCTTTGAAAGGAATTCTTCTGATGATAAATCTGTATATGATAACATAATTATATATTTTTAAATGTTTAACTTCTTGTTTATTATTTACATTACAAAGATACACATTTATTTCCTAATAAAAAAATATATCATAAACTTTTTATTCATAATACAATAAAATATATGAGTAATTAAACAAAATTAAAACATATGATAAGTACAATTAAGAGTTTAATTTTTGATATTAAACAAAATAATTACACAGATGATAAACTAATGTCATTACATGATGAGTTATCTAAATATGATGTAGATGAAATTAAATCTATATTAAGTAATGATGAGATTACTGATTTATTGAATATATGTAAAGATGCATATTATAATACTCAAAAAGAAATTATTGATGATTATAAATTTGATGCACTCGAATCATATATAGGTTTGGAAAATAATAATTATATTGGTAGCAAAAGTTCTGCGAAGCATGCAAACTATACTATTAAACATAGTTTCATTATGGGATCTTTATCAAAAGTACAAATTAAGCAGGATAAAGAAACAGGTAATGTTGATATGAATTATTTTGCTGAGGAAATATCTAAATATATAGATAAATCATCAAATACAAAATATTTTGAAACGACACCAAAGTTAGATGGTTGTTCATTCAGTGCAGAATTTACGGTAGATGAGAATCATAATTACAAATTCATATCATGCGCAACACGTGGTGATGGTAATTACGGCACTGATATTAGTCATTGGATTAAACCAAAGATCTTAAAAGAATGGACGAAGATTAAGGAATGTTGTCAAAATATTCTTACACCAAATGATATTTTATGTATCAGAGGAGAAGTTCTTGTACCAGTTAAAGATTTCAATGAAAAATATGCAGATGAATTTACTAATCCTCGTTCTTATGTAGCAGGTTTATTAGGCAGAAAACTTTCAGATATACATCCAAATCTTATTCTACATAATGATTTACATTTTGTATGTTATGATTATAGAATATATAATACTGTATCTAAAAAATATACGGAATTATCATGGATTAATAAAAATGATCCTACATATAAACTATTAAGTGATTATCTTGGTTATATTGGAGAATTACCAGAAACAAAATATTGTCAGTTACATTCATATTCAAACAGAATAACTGGTAAAATGTTATCAGATATATATGATGAATATAATAAATTCAGAAATAATGAATCTGTATATGCATTGGATGGTATTGTATTCAAACCATCTTGTTCAAATAGATTATATAATGATGATAGAGTAAGACCAGTAGATTGTGTTGCCATGAAATTTATTCCTATGATAAATTCAACACATATTATTGATATAGAATGGAATGTAAAGAAAACTGGAGAATATTTTCCTAAAGCCATAATTGATCCAATTTATCTCGATGGAAAGGAATTAAAGAAAGCATCTTTACATAATTATAATTATATCATTAAGAATAAATGTGGTATTGGTTCAGAAGTGAGAATTTCATTAGCAGGTGATATAATTCCTTTTGTATATGAAATTGTTAATCCTTCTGGTATTGATAATATTAACTTACCAACTGATTCTGAAGTAATAACAGAAACATCGGGTAATATGCATCTTATGAAGATTTTTAAGTCACATAATGAATTTAATAAAAACAAATTCTTAGCATCTGCAACAGCATTAAATATTAATACTATAGGTCCAGCTGCTGCAAATACATTATGGGATGGATTACATAATGAAATTAAAGACTTAATTAATATTGTTTATTTAATGTCAGATAATAACCTAGATCTTATAACAAAAACATTTGGTGAAACAAAAACATATACAAATATTGTTAATAATTTAAGAGAATATAGAAATCATCTTACATTGGAAGATATTATATTAAGTTTTTGTTTTAAGACATGTGGACATAGAGCATCTGCATTATGTGCGAAGATTATAAGAAATGAGGAATATTCTACATCAAGTTTCAGTTCAGTATCTTATAATTGGGCATTAGATAAAAACAGTGAAGAATATAATCTGGTTATGAATGTTGTTAATTTACTTAATATCGATATATCAACAAAAGAAAACAGTAAGGATAATAACGAAAAAATAAAGATTATTATGACTGGTTCTCCAAAAGCATTCGGTTTTTCAACAAAAAAAGATTTCTTAAATATACATCCAGAATATGAAGAAACTACAGTATGGTCCGAATGTAAAATATTATTTACTGATGATTTAAATTCAACATCAAGTAAAATGAAGAAAGCAAATAAATTAGGTATCGAAATTAAAACATATGAATAAAAAGAAATGGTGAATAACTTTAATTAGTTATTCACCATTATTATTTTTAATAATAATTATCTTCTAAACTTTCATCTGCCATCTTTGATAACAAACTATATTCATAATCATCTATTTGTTTTAATTCTTTCTCAGAAAGATATTTCATCATAGATGTTTCAACTTCAGAATATAATTATTCTTCTTCATCTGTAAAATGTTTTTGTGTATTATCCATAATAAATTAATCAGTTATTTTTAACTAATTTTAAAATATCATCTAAACATGTTTTTACAACATCATTATCACAATATTGTTCTTTCTTACTGTTAATGATCTTTGTTAAAACATCCATATCAACAGCAATATATTCTTTTTCAAAATCATCTTTTGGAATAGAAAAAAATGCATAACGTCCTGGTCGACTGGAATCATCATGATAATGCTCTATCAACATATCATAATATTTCTTATATATAGGTGAATCTTTCTTAATTGTAATACCTATAGTATCATAAGAACCTGTTAAACATGAATTATTCTCAGAGGTATAAACCTTTCCTTTTTTACCCATGTTTGAACCTGATGCAGTTGTCGGTTGATAATATAATCCTGTATATTTATGTTTAATTTTATAATTCATAATTTATTCTCCAGTATAAGATTCGTGTCCTACTTTGATTTTAATATAACCATCTTTCAACATTGTTTTATAAATAGATCCAAGAGATCTACACATTGAGCATTTTACATCCTTCTCTGAATCAAACTTCCACATAAATCCTCGATTTGTACTTGCTCCATATATAGCAGATCCTAATGTAGGATGATAAAATTCTGCATAATAGAATGTAAAAGTTTTGAATATATGTGTATCTTTCATGAAATTTCTATTCCAAAATACACGTTCTGGTTGATTTTCTTTCCATGGTATATCATATGATAAGTATCTCATAAAAGTCGTATCTTTTTCTGGATCATAATTCTCTGGATAAGATGTTCTGGTTTCACATATACCATATGCATTTTCAAAATATAATCCTTGCTTATTTGATTTAATATCCATAATTTATTTCTTTATTTTATGTGAATATTCTTCACCTATATTAAATAATTCAACCCCTTTGTTTTTATACTGCTCTATATTATTGTTATAATACTCAATAACAATGTCGGACCATTGTTTTGTATTATCACTTTTTAAATAATCAGTACTCCACAATTTTACTAATGTTTCTCTTCCAATCGCAAATAAAATTTTTGCATATTCTTGAGAAATTTTATGAACACCGCAATTCTGTATTGAACAACATGTACCTCCGTGATAATTGTCATTATTAATAGTTTCATGAGGATAGAAA